TGCTAACGAACCAGAGATAGCAAAAAAATGGTCTGAGGAATATAACATGGGTGGTGTTGCTTCTATGTTTAGAAAAAGATTAGCAGAAGGTGATGATCCTTTTTATGAAGCTTGGAAAAAAATTTACGAAATTAATCCTGATGCAGCAGCACAGAATGAAAATCATGATGAGTATTTAGAAAAATACGAATTAGAAATGTCTATGCAAACTAGCGATGCACCAATGGAAGAAACTGAAGAGACAACAGAAGTTGTAGAAGAAACAACAGATCCATTATTAAATTTATTTCAACCAAGTGATACTCTTGCTTCTGATCAAGCAATGACAACTTTATTTACTCCAGAAAGACCAGAAGGAATTATGGCTGCTGCTAATGGTGGTAGTATAGATTTTGCTATGCAAGGTGGTGTAAAAAATTATCTTGGTGAACAAGAAACAGTAAGTGATGTTCCTGTTAAATGGCAATCAGGTCCAGATAAACCTGAAACAGAACTTGCATATATTACAAAAGCAGAAAAAGATTTAATACTTAAAAAAGATTTACATGGTTCATTAAAAGATGGACCTAACACAGGTCCAGAAGGTTTGATGTCTTTAGACTCACAAGGAGATAAAGGTACATATGGTGATACTGGTCAAAGTTATGGTGATAGACAAACAACTGATAAATCTCCTGAAGTTGGAGATAAACCAAGCGCACAAGATTTACAAGAATACGAAAAAAATAGAGAAATAAGAGAATATAATCAAAGAATGGCAGATAAAGCAAAAAAAGAAAGCAAAAATTTATCTTTTGATGACAAGTGGGGAAAATGGAATGATAAATATGATAAGTTAAATAAATATTCTTTTACTGGTCCAGGGGTAAAGAAACGTGCTACACTTACAACTCAAAATTATAAGGAAGACAGAGCAGCATTAGAAAAAAAATTTGGAAAAAATCTTATATCAAAAATTGCTTTAAGCTTTTTAGGGGTTCCAGTAAGTATTGGATTCAAAGACGTCAAAGCCGTAAAGGATATGTATGATTTAGAAAAACAGTATAAGGCAGATATGCAAAATCTAAAAGACATTTCTATAGATAAAGGATGGGCTGACTTTCATCATGCTGTGGATACTCCTATGCAAACAATTGACCAATTACTGAGTGATACAATTACAGTTAATAAAGATGATGAAGATACAAGTCCTGATGGACCAGAAGTTAAACCTATTACTCTTGAAGTAGATGAGGAATACGCTCAAGGAGAAAACTTAGGTTTTAATATGATGACTGCGTTAGATAAAATAAGAGAAAATCAAGCGATACGAAGTGGATTAGTTGCAAGAGACATTATTCAAGACAATAAACCAATGCTTGCAAATAAGGGTGGACTTGCAGGTTTATTTAGAGTAAAAAATCAATAGGAGAAAACATTATGAGAAATGACTTTGGAAACAGACCTTATATTGAAAGATACCCTAACTCTAGTAAAGGTAGTGGATCTAAGAAACAAGGTTACAATGCAAGACTTGATGAGTCTTTAGGAATGAGAGATGGCAAAGAGTCAACTAAATCTCAATCTATGAAATCTAGAAGAGATGAATCAAAAGGTATGGAAAAAGCATCTGGTAATAGAGCTTACTCTTCTGTATCAACAATGGATAAATAATTATGGCAAATACAAGAAGAATGAATAGACTGGAAGAACTTGGAAGAGTTGATTCAGAAAAAGCTTACACTAAAAAAGGTAAAAAAAATTTAAAAGCTGAAAAAAAAAGAATTGTTAAAGAACTAAAAGGTGGCGGAATGTCATCTCGTGGTTTAGGAAAAGCTTTTAGAGGAGGAGGATTAGCATAATGAAAGATTGGGAAAAAGGATCTGGTTATGTTAAAGAACCAAAAGTAACTGTAGGACCTGGAATTACAAAAGACGGTTGTGCTACAGGTGGAGTTGAAATCGAAGTAACTAATCCACAAGAATCACAAACAGTTGATGTTAGAGGAACTAAAAGAATTAGACCAGATAAAAAACCAGTTAAGGCAACTTGGTATTAAATTATGTGGTTAAGTGCTATTAAATTAGCCGTTTCTGCTGGCAGTAAAATTTACGCTAACAAACAAAAAGCAAAAATTGCTATGTCTGATGCACAATTATTGCATGCAGAAAAGCAAGCTCGTGGTGAGGAAGCTTACCAGGGAAAACTTTTAGAAGCACGTCAATCAGACTACAAGGACGAGGCGGTTTTGATTATACTTACGTTGCCCATCGTGGTGCTCGCATATGGAGTCTTTTCGGACGACGCACAAGCGATGGACAAGATAAAAATTTTCTTTGATCATTTCCAGTCGCTCCCGAGCTGGTTTACAAATTTATGGATTCTCGTCGTGGCGAGCATTTATGGTATAAAGGGAACACAAATATTTAAGGGAAAAAAATAATGACTACTGAATCACAATGGATTAAGAAAAAAGTCACAGAAGAAAAAAATAAATGGATTACAAAAAAGGAAAACAAAGACAAAGAACCACCTAAAGAGTGGATTAAGAAAAAAGAAGAAAAAGCTAAAAAAGAATGGATAACTTTATCTGATGAAGCTAAAGAAAAAAAACAAGACGAAGCAAAAGTTAAAAAAGCTTCAGGTGGCTTGATTAAGGGATTTCCTAAATTAGCCACTAAAGGTTTTAGAAGATAATGGCTTGTTGGCACGGATACACTCAAAAAGGAATGAAAAAGAAAGGTAAAAAAATGGTGCCTAATTGCGTGCCTAAAGATAAGAAAATGGCTGATGGTGGTTTAACAACTGTATCTGGTTATACACCAGTTTTAGGAAATAATGAATTTGGTTACCCTAGTGGGGGAACCATGGTTAGGAAAGGTGGAAAAGCATAATGGACGGAATAAACTTAATGTTTAAATTACAAAAAGAAGTGAAGAATACACAAGATAGTATTTCTGCTGTATTGATAAATGGTCAAGTTGACAATTGGGATAAATATCAATATATGGTAGGACAACTAAAAGCATATCAACTAGTTTTACAGGAAATCTCTAACCTGCTAAAAGATAAGGAGCAAAACAATGACGAAGACGACAATATCCACAAACTCAAGCCCAAAAATTGAGTTAACTAATACACCATTAGTAGGTGTAAAAAAATCAGAACCCAAAAAAGAAAAAAATATTACATCATTACTTCCTAAACCTACAGGTTGGAGGATATTAGTTTTACCTTTCAAAATGGATGAAAAAACTAAAGGTGGGTTAATTTTAAATGAATCTACTTTAGAAAAACAACAAGTAGGTTCTCAAGTAGGAAATGTTTTAGCTATGGGACCAGAAGCTTATAAAGGAAAAAGATTTGAACATTCTGGACCTTGGTGCAAAAAAGGAGATTGGGTAGTCTTTGCAAGATATGCTGGATCTCGAATACAAATTGAAGGCGGTGAAGTTCGTTTGCTAAACGACGATGAAGTTTTAGCTACTGTAGAAGATCCAACAGATATTTTACATCAATACTAACCAATAGGAGAAACTATGCTAGAAGAAAAAGAAGATAAGATCATAGACTTACCCACAGATGGTCCTGGTGCTGAAGTTACTTTACCAGAAGAAACAGTCAAAGAAGGAGCACAACCAATTGATGTTCCTGAAAAAAAACCCGAAGGAGAAGTAGAAGTAAAAGAAACTCCGCCGGTAGAAGAAAAACCTGCAGAATTAATTACTGAAAAAGAAGAACCAGTAAAAGCAGAACCTGAAAAAAATGAATTAGAAGAGTATAGCGATGGAGTTAAAAAAAGAATTGCTAAACTTACTAAACGTATGCGTGAAGCAGAACGTCAAAGAGACGAATCTACTAAATACGCAAAATCAGTTTTATCAGAGCAAAAAACTTTAAAAGCAAGATTAGCTAAAATAGACAAAGGTTTTGTTTCAGAAATGGAAAATAGGATTACTTCTGGAATTGAAGCAGCTCAATCTAAATTAGCAACTGCAAGAGAAAATAATGATCTTAAAGCAGAAGTTGAAGCTTCTAAAGAAATTGCTAAATTAGGTTATGAAGAAGCTAGGTTAGCCGAAATGAAAGTTAAACAAGCTGATCAAGAAAAGGAAGTTAAACAACAACCTTTAAAACAACCCCTTCTTCAACAAGAAAATTTACCAAAACCTGATGCAAGAGCAACAGAATGGGCAGAAACTAACTCATGGTTTGGAAAAGATGAACCCATGACTTATACCGCTTTTAGTCTACATAAAAAGTTAGTCGAAGAAGAAGGTTATGACCCTCAGTCAGAAGACTATTATGGAGAATTAGATAGGAGAATAAAACTTGAATTTCCCCATAAATTTGGTAAGACTACAGAAGTAACGACCAAACCTACTCAAACTGTAGCTTCGGCTACCAGAGGTGTTAAAAAGGCTGGTCGCAGAACTGTGCAACTCACATCATCACAGGTAGCAATTGCTAGAAAACTGAATGTGCCACTTGAAGAATATGCTAAACAAATAAACATAGAGGAGTAAGAGCATGAAAAAAAATGAAACTAAAGTGACTGAAACTGTTGAAACAGTAGAGGTTAAAGAAAACTCCCGTGCATCCGACACCAGAGAAGCTACAAAGCGTCCTGCTGTTTGGAAAGAACCAAATGCTTTAGATGCACCCCCTGCACCTGATGGATTCAGGCACAGATGGATAAGAGCCGAAAGCTTAGGATTCGATGACACTAAAAATATTGCTGGTAAATTAAGATCAGGATATGAATTAGTTAGAGCAGAAGAATACGAAGCACAAGGTTTCCCAATTGTGGGAGAAGGAAAATACAAGGGAGTCATTGGAGTTGGAGGTCTGTTGCTGGCCAGAATACCCGAAGAGATCGCAAAAGCTCGATCTAAGTTTTATGCAGATAAAGCTAATGAGAGAGTTGACGGAGTTAAGAACGATTTACTAAAGGATCAGCACCCGAGCATGCCTATCAGTTATGATAGCCGCTCTAGCAAATCTTTCGGTGGTAAGTAAGAGTTTTTTAACAATTACGACCAACGAATTTAAATTAACCAGTGATTAGAAATAATCACTAACGGAGGAAACAAATATGGCTAATCAAGATGCCGCTTTCGGTCTAAGACCGTTAAAGACAGTTGGTCAACAAGATGATTCCACTGGAATGGGACAACATTTTATCGCAGCAGGTGATGCAAGTGTTATATATCAAGGTTCTCTAGTAAGCTCACCAGCTACTGGAACTGGATATATTGATATTGCTGGTCTAACTGATGTATTAAATGTTGGAGCATTTTGGGGATGTTTTTATGATGACCCAACTACAAGAAAACCTACGTTTAGTAACTACTACCCAGGGAGCGTAACACCTCCTCAGAGTCAAGATATCGAGGCTTTTGTTTATGATAGTCCTTATCAGATGTTTGAAATTCAATCAGCTGCTACAGGTGCTTCTTCTCAAGCAGACATTTACAAAACTTGTGATCTTGCTTCTAACGGTGGAAGTACTTCAAACGGAGTATCAAGCGCTGAATCTGCTGACACTTTTGATGCAGGTCCACGTCAACTAAAAGTAATGGGAGTTTCTAGAGATCCAGAAAACTCAGATATAACTGCTGCCAATGTAAATTGGCGTGTAATGATATGTGAGCACTTATATGGTTCTGGAACTGCCGGCGCAGCATAATAAGGAGTAATAAATTATGGCAATATCACGACAACAACTCGTAAAAGAGCTTGAGCCAGGTTTAAACGCCTTGTTCGGCCTTGAGTATAAAAGATATGATTCAGAGCATGAAGAAATTTATGCAAAAGAATCATCTGACAGAGCTTTCGAAGAGGAAGTAATGTTATCTGGCTTTGCTAATGCTTATGTAAAACCTGAGGGTTCTGCAGTTGCATTTGACAACGCACAGGAAACATACACTGCAAGATACACTAACGAAACAGTGGCACTTGCATTCGCTTTGACTGAAGAAGCTATGGAAGACAACTTGTATGACAGACTTGCGTCTAGATACACAAAAGCACTAGCGAGATCTATGGCTAACGCTAAGCAGATTAAAGCTGCTACACCGTTAAACCAAGGTCTGCCTGGAATTGGAGCAGCGACTTCATTCCAATCAGGTGACAATGTTAATTTATTTAGCACAGCTCACCCAACTATTGCTGGAAATGTAGCTAACACGTTAGCAACGCAAGCTGACTTAAACGAAACATCATTAGAACAGTGTATGATTGACATCGCTGGGATGACTGATGAAAGAGGTCTAAAAATTGCAGCTAGAGGAATGAAAATGATTGTTCCTTCTGAAAATCAATTTAACGCTGAGAGATTGTTAAAGTCTCAAGGAAGAGTTGGAACAGCTGATAATGATATCAATGCACTGAAAAACATGGGAATGGTTCCTGAAGGTTACAGAGTAAATCATTATCTTACTGATCCTGATTCTTACTACATCATTACTGATGTTCCTAACGGAATGAAGTACTTTGAGAGACTACCTATCCAAACTAAAATGGAAGGTGACTTCTCAACTGGTAACGTAAGATACAAAGCTAGAGAAAGATACTCTTTTGGAGTTTCTGACTATAGAGGTATCTACGGCGTTGCAGGTGCTTAATAACTAATTAATTAGAGGCCGCCTAAAAACGGCCTCTTTTTTACATATAAAGGTGTGTAAATGAAAAAAACTCTCATAAATATCTGGGCTTACGACCATCATGCTAAATTTAATATTGAACATGTTGAGGATACAGCTGAAAGTGTTGAAAAAGCTATACTTGACAAGCTAGGAGAAAAAAGTATAAAATGGGAGTATCTCGGAAACAACTATAATAACGAGATAAATCGAATAACTTATGAGGA